GATTGGCCAGCATCGGCGCGGCAGTCAGGCGGACATACTCCGCATTGCGGCAGTAGTGCGCGCCCTCCGGCCATCCCAAGCCCGCAAAGAACGCTTGCCACGCCATTTCGCCGGCACGATTCAGGGCACCTAACGCAATCACAGCGTGACGCGGCTTCACGTCTTCGATGCGGTTAAGCGGCCCCGCCGTCCGCTGCGTTGTGTCGTTGCGCGCGGTCATGGCTGCGTCTCCACTGGCGCAAATTGCGTGAACCAGCGCTGCCCGACGACATAGCCGCAGCGAACCGAGGTTCCGTCTTTCCGGTCCTGATACATGGGAGACACGCGACCGCCGCCGCACTTTTCGCGCAACTCCTTGCGCGTCGCAGCGCGGACAAGGCCGCCGTATTGGTCCACCCACAGATAGACAGCGCGGCTCACGACCGCACCCCCTGCGCCTGCTGCGCTGCCTCAAGCATGCGCAAGGCGATGATGCGGTTGGCGTAGTCGTTCAGCAGGTAGGCGCACGTATCGCTGACATCGCCGCGATGTAGATGCCTAGTCCAATGCCCGCGTGTCGCCGTGACTCTGGCGTTGTCGGCCAGCATCGCGCAGCGTTCGTCGATCGAATTTAACGAATTGTTCATGTTTCTACCCTCTGTCATCCGGTCCTAACCGACCGTTATGTGACAATAGCACATTGTAGTAATAACACAAGTAGCAATAGCACGCTGGCAGACGAACGGTAGTAAATCAGGCGACGAACGGTAGTTTCTTGAGTTTGTGACTTTGCAGCGAGATGCCGTCATGTGCGCGAGCGCGCGTGATGTAATGCATACACTCACACTCACCTAACGTATACGGCCAACAATAGCAAAGTCACAAACTCAAGAGACGGTATTTGTGAATAGTCCGCATTATCCGTATAGTCCCAATTGACCTGGCGGATTTGTGAGGGCGGAAAGTGGGACCGATCGAATTGTGGATTGACCAACGTTGCGTAACAGGCTCTGGATATTCGTCCGGCATTCGTCGTCTGTGGGAATCGTTCAAAAATTGGCTAAGTGTTCAGCCGCACGATGTGCAGCAACGATTTTTGAGCCCTGCCGGGTTCTTGCCGCATCAAGGCGAATTGCGGGATGCACTGTTAGCCGCAGGGTTTCCAAGAGGCGGCTACAAAAAGAGCCCGCTGGTTATGGGCATTGCGCTGCGTGCCTCTTGACAACGCGCGAGCGGCGCACGACGATGCAAGGCATGTTCGATCAAGACAAAGCAAATCAAGTGCTTGAACGCGTGGCGAACGGCGAAAGCGCAAGCAAGGTTTGCCGCGAAGTGGGACTGAATCGATCCACTTTTTACCGACATCTTGATTCAGATCAACAACTTCGGGACAACTACGCGCGGGCTGAATATCTTCGCGCCGAGTACAAGGCGGACGAAATTGATACGCTTGCCGATCGCGCAGTTGCGGGCGAAATCGACCACCGTGCGGCCGCAGTGGCTATCGATGCGAAAAAATGGTCTGCAGCCATTCTGAACCGTGCCAAGTTCGGCCAGGCATCGAAGGTCGAGCTGACCGGCAAGGATGGCGCTGACCTGTTTGCGTCTCAGTCCAAAGACCAGCTGCGCGCAGAAATCCTGCGGCGCATGTCCAACCCTGACCTGCTGCGCGCGCTGACGGCCTCTGGCGTCTTGCCAGACGCGTTGCAGCAGGCGCTGGCCAAGCCCTCGCCGAAGTAGCAAGTAGCGCGCGGTGGCGCTTGTGCGGCGTCCTGCGCAGGCGTAGCATCATTCTTGCGCAGCACAGCCGCCGACACTCCCGTATACCTTGACCCTCTAGCGGAACTGCGCACATCGCGACCCTGCCGGACCTCCCTCCCCTGAGCGCCGGCAGGGTTCGCCTCTTGACACTCCCGCAAACGCACGCGCACACTCGCGCATCGCGCCGCGCGGCGCATTTGCGGGAGCATGCACACATGGGCTACACAATCGGGCCGATGACGGTCGGCGAGGGTCTGCCGATGACGCCGAAAGCTGGCGACGCCGAGGGCAAATACGGAAGTGCGATGAATCCTGGCAAGGATGACAGCAAGTTCTCGCCGCGTACGGCGGCCAAATTCAAGTCGTACAAGCACGAGATGCCGCCCAAGACGGGTAACGGCAATGCGTGAGCGATACGCCGGTACGCCCGTCCATCGCTGCAGCCAAGACCGCGGCAAGACGCACAGTTACGCCACCAGCGCGCCAAACGAGTACCCGGCTGGTAGTGTTCCGAAAGAGACCGGCTGGGAGTCGCGCGAGGTTGCTATCAGCCGTCTGCCGGATCACAACCGGATCACGGTATGCCGTCCGAAGCGGGGCTGATTCGTCCTCGCCTCACGCGCAAGTCCGCGCTGCTCTTGTGCGCCGGCAGCCGCTACGGCGTCGTCGGCTACGTACTGGAGTGGGTCTTCGCTGTGATATGGCCGCGCGAGCACTGCAAGATTCGCAGCATGCGCGCCTACGGCTATCACATCGAACCTTTCCCGCTGCGGAGCATCCTGTGGCCGAATTGATTGGAGAACTGTACGCAGTAATTCATCCTGACTGGTGGCCGGATCTTCGTGCCGAGATTCGGGCGCGACCGGACATCGGAATTGTGTTTGATCCTCCGCGGGCAGGAGACGGCGCAGTAGCAAGGTACGACGGTATGGCTATAGTGATCGGTAGCGTAGGATTCTAGATATGAAACTGACCGCCACGCAGCGCAAACGCATCCCGAAATCCGAATTCGGCTTGCCGAAGCAGCGCAAGTTCCCGATGCCGGACAAGGCGCATGCCCGTAACGCGCTGGCCCGCGCCAGCCAGGCTGCCAAACGCGGCAAGCTGACGCCGGCCGATAAGGCGATGATTGTGCGCAAGGCACACGCGCGGTTGAACTACGGCAAGGGGAAGGCGAATTAGCATCTTCGACGACCTTGGCTTCTTCCCGAAGCGTCAACCGATGCGCGCGTTGGCAATTACTGGGTTTGTTGTTGTAATTATTCTGGCTACCGTCGGCAACGCGATGATAACGGATGAGTGCATGTCCAAGAATTCCCTTGCCTTCTGTCTACGCGTGATGTCGCCAAGATGAGCATCGGCTTCCACCGCCACACCAGCAGCGGCTTCGACTCGCCGACCGAACTTGTCGACGCCGAGGCGCGCGACCACATCCGCGCGATGGCGAACAAGATGCTCAACGTCGGCAAGGGGAAGGCGAATTAGCTACTTTCCGCTACGTGGCATTATCGACATCTTCCGGTACGACTGGACGGCGCAAAAATGGGTGCACCGCGCGTGCAAGTTACGCCGCTGGTCGCGTCGCGCATGAGCATCGGCTTCAAGCGCCACGACCATGGCAGCGGCTACACCAGCACGGCGACGATTGATGCCGTCGAGAAGGCGATCCGCAGCAAAGTCAAGGTGGTGCGCAACGTAGACGTCCCCTACTGCGCCGGCTACAGCCGCGACGGCAAGACCGTCTACGTCGACCGCGACGTGCCGAAGAAATTCGGCGATATCGACGTCGACCGCTACCTCATCATCCACGAAGCAGTCGAGAAGGCGCTGATGGATGCGCTAGGGCTGCCGTACGAGTACGCGCACGCGCTGGCGACAATCTGCGAGGAGCGCGCCGTGCAGGCCGACGGCCATGACCTGGCGGCATACAATGCGGCGTGGGACAAGGTGATACGCAAGGTGGGCAGCCGCGGCAAGTATCCGGACGTGCCGAAGGATTTGGACACCGACCCGTACACGCAGGAGCATGACGTGAAGGACGAGCGCGCCATGGGCATGATCGGCGGGAAGGCCGCGATGAGCCGGTACTACTCATGACCGCCAGCAACCTCATTGCCGACAAGCGCAAGCCGCCGCCGACCCTGCGCGCGATCTACCCGCCGCATAGTGCATCGGTCGACCCGCTCAACTTCGCGCACTGGCTGAAGGAGGTTGGCATCAAGCTGCTGCGCGCCGGCATCGAGGTGCAGTTGATACCGATGGTCAATGCCGATGAAAGTCTGTTCCTGGGCGTCGAAGTTGACGACGCCACCGGGCGTGCTATAAAGGCCGCGCTGTACAACTAGGACGCGCAGATGAGCCAGATACCCTTCTTGACAGGTACCGCGGCGGCGACCGGTATTCTGGACACGCAGAACTACCAGTTTGTGACGATCACCTGTCCGAATCTGTCGGCGCAGACGGCGGCTCCGAGTATTTCCAGCACGAGTACGGACGACACGGGCGGAGTGCTGGCCGCGCTGACGACGTACGGGTACAAGATCACGCGGGTGACGCCGGCGGGCGAGACGACGCCGAGTGCTGAGGCGACACAGTTGACGGGTGTCACTGCGACCAACACGGTGACAATCAATTTCACGGCGGCGGCGACCGGCACGACAACGAATATCTACGGCCGCACCAGCGGTGGCCCGTGGGGACTTATCGGTACGGTCGCTGCAGGAATCACGTCATTCGTGGACGATGGTAGTGTAACGCCGGGCGCAGCGCCGCCGGGCGCCAATACGACGGCCGAATCCGTGACGGTCAAGCTCAACGTGCCGGATGGACAGACGGCGCCGTCGGTGCTGGACGTCAATGGTAACGCGGCGACATTTGCCAACCCGAGTGCAACGCATGTACTGTTCGGCGGACCGTCGTACGTCATTACGACGACTGGGACGATATCGGGCGCGGGGGTGTACGTGGATTTTGGCGGGAGAGTGCAGTGAGCCAGACGACCTTGCTTTCGCCGCAGACGGCCGGCGCGACGGTGACGGAAGATACCGGCGCATACCAGTACGTGACCTTCAGCGCTCCGGGCTTGGCCAACGCCGAGACGTGCAGCGTGTCGGTATTGGTGCCGGACGGGCAGACTGCAGTGGCGGCGCGTGACGTGAACGGCACGGCGACTGGCCTTACGGCCAGCAATCCCGTGCGGACTTTCTT